GATCGACAGTGGCAACCCTGCGGCGGGTTCAGATGATATTCGTGTTAGTGGTTATGGTATTCTGGGCAACAGAGGCACGTTCTATGTAACAAACCCCAACACAGTACAGATTGGTGTAGGTAGCACACACAACGCTAATCCTGCTATGACTTTTACATCGTCTGCGAATACAAGCCTAAAACCTGTTGTTATAGACCACAACACTAGCCCTATGCTAAAGATACAGGCTACCAATGGCAGCCCTTGGGCCTTGGAGTTAGGGCGTGACGATACAACGAACTCTAAAGTATATAATGGCGGCGGCTATTGGTCTTTTGAGCATGAGCCGCGTTATTACAATGGCGGCAGTCCACAAAAGATATTCCACGATGGCTACCACCCCAACGCAGACAAGTGGACTACAGCTAGAACGTTGTCACTATCTGGTGATGCATCAGGCAGTGTAAGCTGGGACGGTAGTGCTAATGCTACGCTAAGTGTTGCGGTAGGCAATGACTCTCATACTCACAATAAGATGATTGCTGTTGATGACCGTGACATGAAGCCAAACACGTCAGGCATCCAATCAGGCAACAAAGCCATACGTGCATTCTTCTCATCCAAAGAAGGAATGATAGGTAATGCAGGAACCAATTACCACGATGTTCTTGTGTTGGACACCTACAGTGATAGCTCTGGTGGCGGCCCTAACGCTATTAGTTTTGACAAAGGGAACAGCGCAGGAAGCCCAGAAGCATATCTATGGAAGGGCGCATGGGGTGGAACAACTTGGGGTACGGGCCAACGCATCTTTGCAGACAATTATCACCCTAACGCTGACAAATGGACTACAGCACGTACCCTATCACTCTCTGGTGACGCATCTGGTTCTGTGTCGTGGGATGGCTCTGCTAATGCTACGCTAAGTGTGACTATTGCAGATGACAGCCATGATCACACATGGGCAAACATTGATGGCGAAACTGCAAACTCAGTCAATTCTTGGGGTGGCTTGCGTCATACGACAAACGATGGTTACATTGACTTTGGCCCTGCTAACACAAACTATGCTCATATCTACACAGATAGACCTAGCTTTTACTTCAACAAAGAGTTGAGAGTAAACAACAATCTAGTTTGGAACGCAGGTAATGACGGTTCTGGTTCTGGCTTAGATGCAGACACTGTTGATGGTTTACATGCAAGCAGTTTTGTACGCTCTGACGCTGGCGATACTGTTTCAGGCAACCTTAGCTTTACATCTACTACTAACCCTATCACAACAAACTCTGTCAAGTTTAACAACACAGAGATGTCGTCAAGCTACTACACTGATGCAACAGGTGTTTTAGCTTATGACGCAAACTTTTCTGGTGACACACAGTACGGAACAGGAAGTTGGAGTCCAGAAGGTGCTTTCTCCTCTGACGGCGGCGGTCTTGTCTTTAAAGGTGAAGATGGTTGGGCGGGTGTTATAGATACACGCAACATGCAGTGGCTGCATTTCCGTCCTACAGAAATAACAACAAGTAACATAAATGTAGGAGACCAAATAAGACACACAGGTGACACTAACACTTATTTACAATTCCATGCAGCCGATCAGTGGCGCGTGGTAACAGGTGGCTCTGAGCGTTTAGAGGTGAACAATAGCCACGTTCTTTCATCAGTAGACATTGACAGCGTTGGCGATGTTAGAGGTCGATCACAAATCCGCGCGGCTGGTTGGTGGAATACCGCATCGTCTAACTCAACAGGTCCAGCTTTTGAAATTGGTTGGTCTAGTAATAAAGCGTATGCGATAGCTTATGATCGCGACGCAAGCGCTTACAAGCCAATGGAGTTTAACGCAACCGATTTTACTTTCAACAACACGACTTATTTTAACACAGATATTCATGTCGGTCAGTACATTTACCACAAAGACGACACAAATACTTACATTCGTTTTGTTGGTGGTGACGACATGCAGCTTGTTGCAGGTGGTCGTCAAATGTTGCGTATGGATGAAGGGACAAACCCTGACAAGTTGCGTTTTGTTACTGACAGCGATTGGACTAACTCAGACGGTTTGTGGAATTTCAGCAGTCACGTCAGAATAGGTAGTGAAAAAATCTTACCTAACGTTACATGGGGTGCAACTAGTAACACTACAGGTGCTGTACTTATTACACTTCCTGGAACTGCAAGTAACTATGACATGGTTACTATTGAGTTAACCGTCTACGAGTATAACTCAAACGCACACTCAAAAATCTGGATTAGTGGTCACAACTGGACAACAGGTTGGTATAACACTCGCGTTTCTGTAGAGGGTGGTTGGGATAAGCCTGTTTATTTACATCGCAATGGCAGCGATTATTTCATCCAGCTTGGATCAACCTCGTCAACTTGGGCATACGGTCAGGTGCATGTTTCTAAGGTTGAAACAGCAACTTATTATAATGTTCAAGATTGGCTTAGCGGCTGGTCAATTTCGCAAGTAACTACTATCCCGTCAATGTCGCAAAGCACTGGCGATCTTACTCAGACAAGTAGTATCACAAGTAAAACTCGCGGTTATAGCCAGTCGCATAGCTTGCGGATCGCTGATAGGATTGACCATGACGGCGACACTGACACTTACATGCAGTTTAATGCCGCGAACTCTTGGCGTGTCGTAACTGGCAACACAGAGGGTTTGAAAGTATCAGGCAGTAACGTCGATATTCCTGACGCTATCCGTCACACAGGTGACACCAACACTTACCTACAGTTTCATGGCAATGACTTGTTTAGAGTTGTTATTGCAGGGGCTGAAGTTCAAGAGTGGGGTAATAACTATACAAAACTACGTGATAGCGATACTCTACGTTTAGGCGAAGGTTCTGACTTCCGCATGTGGCACGATGGTAGTCATACCTATTTCCGTAATTACAATCATGCGAATGGGGATATTTACTGGCAAGGTGAAGATGCAGAAGGCACTAACCACGCTCTTTTGTACATGCGAACAGCTAATTCTAGTCCTTACTTGCAGCTTTTCCAAAACGGTGGTGAACGTCTGCGCACACTATCGGGCGGTGTAGGCGTTACAGGTCTGACTGTTGGTGATGTAGACGCCAACCCGCATAACTCTGCTGGATTAAATGTCAGCAACACTAGCAACAACGAAAAGATTGTTCTGACAGGCACTTCTGACCCCTACATTCGTTGGCAAGAAGGCACAACAGACAGGTTCTACATTCAGTGGCGTGCAAGCCACGACGCACCTCTGTTCCGCAATCAACAAGGTGACTACTTTGACTTTGCGCCAGATGGCTCAACGGGTGCAGTGGGCCTACGTTTGCGTGGCAGTGACGATGATACTTGGGGTTTTCTTTATGCTAATGATAGCCAAGAGGTAGGCATATTAGACGAAGGTGGTAGTTGGGCTTATCGTCATGCTAATGACAGTCTTCATGAGTGGCGCATAGCCAATACCATTGAAATGTCTTTGTCTGCATCGACTTTAGACATGAAGGGTAATACCATCACTGAAGTCGAAGATATTGGATTGCGTGATCGTATTTATCACGATGGCGACACAAACACTTACATGCAGTTCCATGCAGCAGACCAATGGCGTGTTGTTACAGGTGGTTCAGAACGTTTAGAAGTAAACAACTCACAGATCACTTCTACAGAGCCTATTCATGCGCCTAGCTTCCATGGTAGCGGTGCAAGTTTGACAGGTATTGTAGCCTCTGCACGTAACGGTTACTTCTGGGAGAACAACCAAACAATCACATCTAACCAGACAATCACCAACGGCAAGAACGCTATGAGTGCTGGTCCTATTACAATCAACAACAATGTCACTGTAACAATCGGTGATGGTGAAGCGTGGTCTATCGTCTAATGGCAGATATGGTATTATCATCAGACTACGGCTTACAGTGGGGTAACGTTACTATTACCCCCTCTGAGCTTGCTAGTTATATCAAAGGTATTACAATCAAGAATGGACTTATGGTGCTAGATGGTGTAAAGTTCTGGCACGATGGTGATGACAGCTACATAGCTGATTATGAAGGTAAACGACATAACGTTATAGATTTGTATACGGAGATAACGAAGGGGCTATATAATGACAACATGGATTTATAACGGCGGCAATTACAGCACAGAGGCAGAAGTTAATTCTGCAGTAACAGCGCTAAAGTCTCGTTTAGATAATAACCCTACAGATTGGGTTGTAGTAAAAGAAGTTACATCTAATGGAGAAGGTGGTTGGACTGTACCCGCAGAAACACTAACAGATGCAGAGATAAACAGCATGTCTGCAAGCAGCCACTATAACGTAAATGCGGTTCATTCAGGTACTACTTACACAGGCATTACAGGCACGGAAGCTACAACCCGTGTAGCAGAGTTGCGTACAGAGTACGCTCAGTGGGTTGGTGCTAATGCCATCTATAAAGAGTATGAACCCACAAATGAAGATATGTCAGGATATGTATAATGGCTAGTATTCTAAAGGTAGACAAGCTGCAAAGCACAGGGGGTGTAACTAAAAACACGCCTTTGCAGGTGGTCACAACCACGATAAACACGCGATGGGATTTAGGTTATAACAGTTCCAACTGGCAAGAGGTGGCAGGTTTCAATGTTACGCTTACACCTACATCTAGTAATAGTAAGGTTTTGCTAGACTTCAATATTGCTTACGGTGGCGGTAATAGATCAGGTGACTGGCACAACATTTTCTGGAGGCTGTACCGTGGTACAACGCATCTATCAGGTGCGTCTGGTCCAACGTCAGGAAACCAAGATGCGGGAATGATGGGCGGTCTTTATAGGTATGGCTACCACCATACACAAACAGTTCGTCTTTTATATCTTGATAGTCCTGCAACTACTAGCTCAACAACCTACAAGTTATATGCTAGATGCGGTACTTATGGAGCAGGAACCCATAGAATAAACGATAGTTGGAACCAAAGCACATCTTATTCAGGAGGTGGAGCAAGCACCGTTATGGCAATGGAGATAGCGCAATGAGTATGCAAGAGGCATTACTGGAAGATGAACGTGTTGGTCAGGTTGTTACGCAAATAGACGGGACAATCTTAGCTTATAGCCCTGAAGCTGTACTTCTTGATTTGGACCTTACAGAGTTTCAAGAACGTGCAGATGCTATTGAAGCGGAAAGAGCAGCAACATTATATCGTGAACAACGCAAGTTTGAATATGACGCACTAAATCAATACGATCTCATGTACCAAGACAAAGTAAACGGTACAAACAAATGGGGCGAAGCTATAGAGGCTATTAAGGCCAAGTATCCTAAACCTACGGAGTAAGACATGGCTACCATCACTATTGGCGGCTCAAACGGTATCGCTTGGAATAGTAATACGTTGAGTAAAGCAGCATTTGCAGGTAAGAGTGAAAATGTAACAACGGTAAGTTCTAATGTCACATTAGACGCTTGTTCTTTTGACAACACAGATACAACTGAACCTGTTTTTAATGATTCTAAAGGCGCTCTAGGTTTTTCGGGTAGTGATTACACAGTTTCTAGTAACACACAGGAGCTTACTGTTGAGGAGGGTGATGTCACGGTCGGTCTTTTTGGAGGTAATGTCGTTATAAATTCTGGCGTTTATGTTTGGTCTGACAGCACATCTACACCTGCGCTAAAATTGAATACCCCCTGTGGCGTTGTAAACAATGGTTATATCATAGGCAAAGGCGGCGTTGGAGGTTATCGTGCTAACAATGCGGGGGACGGTGGTCCTGCCTTGGAAATAGCAAGCGGTTTGTCAGGTGTTTCAGTCGTGAATAACTCAGGTGCGTACATCGCAGGTGGGGGTGGCGGTGGTGCAGGATCACCTGACCATAGTGGAAATGAATGTGGTAACGGTGGCGGCGGTGCAGGCGGTGGACGCGGCGGTGGGTATCTATCGAACCGTAACGGTGGTTCAGGGGGTGGCGTTGGTTCGTCAGGAGCAAACGGTCAAACGCGTGTATCAAGCAGAGATTACGGCTCTGGCGGTCAAGCAGGAGGTGGCGGCGGCGAAGGCTTGAACGATGGTTCAGGTGGCGGCGGCGGTGGTCGCATCCTTCCGGGTACTGGCGGTGCAGGGGCAGGTTCAGGCGGCGGTTCAGGCGGTGGCGCAGGGAACGCAGGGCAGGGAGCAAGAGCTAACGCAGGTGGCGGCGGCGGCGGCGGCTGGGGTGCCTCTGGGGGCTATGCTGATAACTCAAACAACTGGGGCGGTGGCTCAGGTGGCGCGGCGATCAAAGACAACGGTCAAACCTACACCCTAACAAACAACGGCACAGTTTACGGGACTACATAATGTTAGGCTTTAGCTCCATATCAGAGACACCTATCTCACAGGCTATAACATCTCTTACAGCTTTGGGGTATCTTCTTACTACATCTGCCACTTTAGCAGCAGGTAGTCCTCTATTTGATGCTCAAGCTTCCGCTTCTTTAAGCTCTGCTTCTGCTAGTTTTACTGTTAATGCGTTTGGCGATGTAGATGCACAAGCAACTATTGAACTTGTAGACATCCTTTCGTCTATCTCATTAGGTGATCTAGTTGATGTAGATGCTAAGGCTAACGTTACGCCCAGCGCTGTTACAGCTACTTTTGTAGCAGATAGTTTTGCTGATGTAGATGCTAAAGCCCTGACAAACTTAGGCTCTGTGGCGGCTACAGGTCAAGTAGACGTTGACTTTGATGCACAGGCGAGTATAACTACAGGAAGCACTACAGCCTCTTTTGACACTACAGACGTTGACCTTGTAGCTAAAGCTAATATAACGCCTTCGGCTGCAACTGCTACGGTAAGCAATACAGACTTTGCCGATGTAGATGCTAAAGCAACGATTAACATTGTATCAGTAAGCTTTGGTGTTGACGTTAGTGATGTTGACACAGATGCGCAAGCTTCTGCTTCACCTACTGGTGTAACATCTACGTTTAGCGAGGGTACGCTAGACTTTGTAGCATTAGCTAATATTACACCTACAGGTGCGGTAGGTACGTTTGTAGCAGCACCGCTTAACTTTGATGCAGATGCTTCCGCAAGAAACCTCACAGGTGCTACTGCTACAGTTACGGCTAATGATTTTGCTGATGTAGACGCACGGGCTACGCTTAATCTGTCTTCTGCATTTATGTCATTGTCTATTACAGACTTTGAAGATGTAGACGCACAGGCGACAGTAGAAGTATCAACAATACGAGCAGACGGTTTTGTTAACCCTGTTACTGCATCTGGTGTACGTTTTGACTTTGAAGCTTACGCTAACAGCTATGATCGTGGACGTACCGTTTACATACTAGGTTATGGTGATAGCAAGACTACATACGTTAAATCTGAGAACCGCACAGTTTATATAACACAAACAGATACAAACCGTACTGTACACATTAACCCAGAGAATTACTCAGTAGTTATTGATCGTGACCCACGTGATCGTACTGTTTATATATTACGAGGATAAAGCATGGCATATAAATGGCCCGACAAAGACCCTGACGAGGTTGTAGATTACAGTGTAGACTGGTCACGTTTCTTAGGCGATGACACTATTAGTGCTGCCACATGGTTTGTTAAAGAATCAGATGGTACAAAGAATGAATTAACTGATACTGAAACAGTAGAAGGGTTGCAGTTCGTAGAGGGTACTACAACTAACACTGTAGCAACTGCACGTTTTGGTCTAGGTACAAATAACAAGCGTTACTCTATTACATGTCGCATCACAACAGCCGAAGGACTACAGTATGAGCGTGACATCTTTTTACGTATTAAGGAACGTTAAACATGGCATATGATTATATCGGGCTTGTTAATGATGTTAACCGTAGACTTAATGAAGTAGAACTTACTACGTCTAACTTTTCTACAGCCACAGGCTATTATAGCTTTGCTAAAGATAGTGTCAATAGCGCTATTCGTCACATTAATCAAGAAGAGTTTGAATGGCCCTGGAACCACGTAGAGGAAACAGAGGTTCTTAACGAGGGTGAAGTACGCTACAGCCAGCCATATGATAGTAAGACAATCAACATGAACACGTTTCGCATCAAGCGAGATGATGATTTAGATGTACTAACAAAGCGTTTACGTGTAATTGCATACGAAGAATGGCTTGACAAGTATGCCGACTCTGAGTATAACTCTACTACATCAGATAGAGATGTACCACAATATGTTGCACGTACACCCAGTCGTGAACTTGTTTTCTACCCAGCGCCTGACAAAGCATATGAAGTAGTATATGAGTATTTCCGCTTAGCGTATGACTTAGAGAATCACGCAGATGTACCTAACTTACCAGAGCAATACCGTTATGTGATTGTAGATGGTGCTATGTATTACGTGTATCAATTCCGTGGTGACATGCAAGCAGCACAGCTTTCATTAAACAAATTTGAGCAAGGCATTAAAAACCTTCGTAGCTTACATATTAACAGAACCGACTATATTCGGGATACGCGAGTACAGCGCTAATGGCTACACAATGGCAGACATTTCCTATTGAGTTTAAGGGAGGGTTGATTTCCAATCTCTCTCCTTTGCAGCATGGTACTAATGCTGTTGGGTCTGCTACTATTCTACAAAACTTTGAGCCTAACAAAGAGGGCGGTTACTCTAAGATCAGAGGCTTTGAAAAATTCAGCGATACAGCCGTGCCTGGTTCTGGCCCCATCTTAGGGTTAAAAGTAATCAGTTCAGGTCTATATGTTGTAGCCCGTAAGAACGCTAGTAATTACACGCAGTGGTATTATGGTACAGGCACATCATGGACAAGCATGGCTACCAGTGCAAATACTAGCGGCGGCAAGGCTAGAAGCGTTACTTATAATCTATCAGGTGATGCTAAGACTATTTTTGTAGATGGTACTAACTACCCTGGAATTTACAATACTTCTGGCAACACTTTTACATACCTGACTACCCCTTCGGATATAGAAGGAGCAGATCACGTAGCTGTATTTAAAACTACAGGGTTTTTTGCTAAAGGTAATACTCTGTATTTTACAGCACCTTTTACCGTAGACGACTTTGATGTTGCTAATGGTGCAGGTTCGTTTAACATAGCTCAAACTATTACAGGTCTAGCGGTCTTCCGTGATCAACTAATTATCTTTACTAAAAACAGTATTAAGCGTTTAACAGGCAGCACTGCAGCAGATTTTACCATATCGCCTATCACAGATCGTATCGGGTGTATCAATGGGGATACTATTCAAGAGGTCGGCGGTGATATTATGTATCTTGCACCTGACGGTCTACGACTACTAAGCGCTACTGACCGTATTGGCGACTTTGGTTTGGATGTTGCATCTGACCCTATTAACAAAACAGTTAGTGACTTCATCACTTCAACCAGTGTGTACTCCTCTATTATTCTACGTGAAAAAGCCCAGTATCGTGTTTTTGGCTATATTTCATCAGAGCAAGCACAGACATCTCAGGGTTTGATTGGTACTAAGTTTACATCTCAGGGTGCAGGTAGTATTGCATGGGCCGAAACAAAAGGTATTAAAGCTCATGTAGCTGACAGTACATATGTAGGTACAACAGAGATTGCTGCTTTTGGGAATGACGATGGTTATGTCTATCGTATGGAAACAGGCGGTAGTTTCGATGGTAGTAATATTGAGGCTATCTATGAATCGCCTTATATGCCTCTAAATGATCCACAGATGCGTAAGTCTTTCTATAAGATGACTTTGTACGCAGAACCTACAGGATCAATGGAACTTAACTTTAATATTAAGTATGACTTCGGTGCTACAACAAACAAAGCTGTAATACAACCTAACACACAAACCATTTCGAGTACAGGTAGTTCTATCTTTGAGTTTGGCGCTACTAACGCTGTGTTTGGTACTGCTACATATGGTGGTGAACTAGATAATGTTTACAATAAGAATATCATTGGATCAGGTAAAACAGTAGCTATTCGTATTGAAGACAACTCAACAAAACCTACTTTCACTTTGGATACGGCTCTGTTAGAATACCGTACAAACGACAGACAATAAGGACGTAACGCATGGCTGGTTACTCACGTCAGGATACAAACAACAATATTGCTACAGGTAACGTTATCAACGCTGATGATTTTGATAACGAGTACAATGCTATTGAATCTGCATTTAATGAAGCTACAGGTCACAAGCATGACGGTACAGCAGGTGAGGGTGCTCCTATTGAAAAAGTAGGACCAAGCCAAGACCTAGTAGTTACTGCGGCTAAAGTAGAAGCTAAGACAACTAACACCCTTGATCTAGGTTCTACAGGTGTTAAGTTCAAAGATGCTTTCTTTGATGGTACAGTTAACACAGACAGCCTTACAGTAAACGAAAGCTCTACTCTTACAGGTAACGTTACAGCCTCTGCTGATCTTTCTGTAGGCGGCAACCTGACAGTCACAGGTGATGCTACAATCAACGGCAACCTA